TAACAGATTAAAAAAATTTGCTGAAAAATGGCAAATGGTAAAAGTAAAATGTGAATCTGAAGAAGAATTATCTGCATTAGAAGAAATCTTTACAGAGTTTAAAAAGATTTTTCCGGATTTTTCAGGGTTTGACAAACTTCGAGTAACTGTAATGGGAATTAAAGAAATTATGCAAGAGTATCAATCTTCAGGGTGGGCAAGAGAGCCCGAAAGCATACCCAAAAAACTCTGGTTAATAGAAAATTCAGAATTCCAATTTGAGCGCAATTTACCTGATAGATATGAGATTTTCTTGGGAGTTACTGCAGGGCAAAATTTTTTCCATGAGTATTGTCATTTTCTATACTCTTTAAGAAAAGATAGCAGATTTCAACCAGTATGGAGAAAAGTTACTTCTTTATTTAACAATCTCATGACCTTTTTAAACACTAAAGGCTGGTTAACGAATGCCATTCAAAAACTTACATCAGATTATGAAACAGGGTATTTAGATGGTGCTAAAACTAAATATCTCGTTCAAAGAATTGAAAATTACGTAAATGATGAAGATGAGCGCTTTGCATTTTTTCTGGGGCAATATTGGGCATGGAAAGCAGGGTATGAAGAGCAGTATGACCCATTATTTGAGCGATACTTTAAATTAGATGAAAAAACGTTAAAAGAATTTGATGACTGGCTTAAAACACAAGAAAAATGAGATCATCTGATAAAGATAAAATAGAAGCTATTTTGTCCGACCCTGATAAATTGGAAATGATTATTTTCTATCTCCTTGCAGGTATGGAAGAGATGCAAATTGCTAAAAATTTAGGAGTGCCTGTAAGTTTTATTCGTGATATTACACAATCAGAGCAATTTAATGAGTTATGGAATGATATTTTAACTGCTATACGTCAGAAAATTATAGATAAACTAGACAAAGCTACTGACTCTGCTATTAACCGTCTTTTAGAGTTAATGAATTCTACTGATGAGCGCATAGCTTTAGAAGCTGTAAAAACTGCTTTAAAATTAAAATTCGGAAATTTTGAAGGGAATAAATCTGCTATAGTTATTGGCATGCCATCTATATCCGGAGGTGAGCCTAAAATTTTGCAGTCTTCAAATACCAAAACCATCACAGAGTTAATTAAAGAATATCGTGAAAAAAGAAAACTCCCGCCTGTAGATGTTTTTACAGAAGAGAAAAAATGAGTATTGAAGAGAAATTAAAAAATCCTTATCAAATTCAACTTGCTGATGATTTAGATTTTTCTGCAGGAATTGATGAAAAGTTAATTGAAAAATTACTTACAGATTATAAGTTTTTTATGGAGACATTTTTAGTTATTAAAACTAAAGATAAACGATTAGTCCCTTTTATTTTGAATCCCATACAGCAAGATTTATATTCCAGAATTCATGGAAAGCCATATTATTACGGGATAATTCTCAAGGCAAGACAGATGGGTTGCAGCACGTTTATTTTAGGTTATTTTTTCACAGATTGTATTTTAAATCCAAATACTAATTGTGTCTGCGTAGCACATGACCAAGAAAGCGTTAATAAGCTGTTCGATATTATTCATTTGTTTTATAACAATTTACCTGATGTATTAAAACCTAAAAGAAAATATTCAAACCGTAAAGAGCTGTATTTTTGTGACCCTACTGATCCCAAAAGATCATTAGAGAGCAGATTTTTTGTAGGTTCAGCTCAGGGTAAACATTTTGGGCGTTCCATGACAATTCAAAATTTGCATCTATCAGAATACGCATTTTACCCAGATATTGATAAATTCTTACCCGGAATTATTGATGCCGTGCCTTTAAAAAACTCTAGAATCATTATAGAATCAACCGCAAACGGGCTAAATCATTTTTATGAAGAGTTTAAAGCAGCAATGGAGCATCAGGGAAGCATCTATGAGCCTATTTTTTATCCCTGGTGGATGTTCCCAGAGTATGAACTTCCTGTGTCAGAAGAAGAAAGACAAAACTGGCAGGATATGGATGAGGAAGAAAGAGAATTACGAGAAAAGTATAAACTGTCATTGGAGAAATTAAAGTTCCGCAGATTCCGTATATCTTTATACGGCGGAGATAAATCTATCTTTAAAAAAGAGTATCCTTCTAATTGGCAAGAAGCATTTTTAGCACAAACTCAATACCGTTTTGGATTTACTCCCGATGTTTTGAAAAAACAAGAGAAATTCATTAAACCCGCAATAAATATTCAAAATTATCTCACAGTGAAATATCCTGTGTTGAAATTATGGGAAGATGTTGAAGATAAGTCTGGGTATGTAGTATGTGTGGATGTTGCTGAGGGTTCAGAGACAGGGCATTTGTCTGCTATAGAAATTTTCAAACTTACAGATAAATTAACTTTGCGTCAGGTAGGAGAATTTTCAGCGCATGTCGATTTAATAACATTCTCTAAGATTATTTACGATGTCGCAGCATATTTTAATTCCGCTGTAGTGCTTGTTGAAAAGAATAACCAGGGCTATACGATTATTAACAATTTATTGCTATACAATTATCCCTATATTTTTAAAGAAAATGATAAAGAAGGTATATTTATGACAAAACAATTAAAAATCAAAGCCATTGACACCCTGATTTATTTGTTAAATTCAGAGAAAATTGAAATTCAATCCGAACAACTTCTTCATGAAATTAAAATCTATGCTACTGTAGATACAAATACTAAAAAAGCGTATGATGATAATATTGGACATTTTGATAAGTTTTCAGCGTTACTTTTGCTTTCAGCAACTTATCCGGGAGTGCTAAATTGGATTACTGCGAATCCTGTAAAAACAGAAGAATGGGATTATTTTGAATTTCCCGAACCTAAAAAGATTCTTACAATTCCTGAAGTTAACCGTTTGCTGCAGAGAAAAATGTTAATTTAATATTTATTTTAAAGATGAGAAACAAACAAAATGTATGACCCTAAAGAATATGTAACTTTAACCAACCTTTTCTTTACTAAGCCTGCGGAATCTTACCGTAGAGGGTTATTAGAGATTAAAAAAATCCCTGAAGACATCCAGCCTTCTCCTAAGTCTGTTTTTACAGATGTGCTTTCTGCATTATCCGCGATTGACAAAAAAGCGTATTTGCATGGATTAGGGTATGATTTTTTAAAAAGAATCTCCGTTCAAGATCCTTTAATTGCAAGTATTATTAACACTAGAATCTCTCAGGTTTTAAATTTTGTTAAACCTGCTCCTATTGCTACGAATCCGTACTGTTTTGATTTTGTGCCGTTAAATGTTGAAAGAGAGAATAAAGCATTAAAAGAGAGATTGTATAAATTTTTGCTCCGCACAGGTTTATTTTCAGAACCCGGAAGAGATACATTTGCTGATTTTATTAAGAAAATAGTTCGTGACAGATTGCGTTATGACCAGGTTAATTTTGAAATAGTATATAATAAAGATGGAATTCCAGCAGCATTTTACGTAGTTGATCCAGCCACTATAAGATTATACAAACCCACAGACAAAGAACGTCAAGAAGGTTGGTATACATTTCAGGTTATTAAAGGAGAAGTTAGTGCTAAATTTAAATTCCACGAAATGGCATGGGGTGTATTCCACGCCCGTTCAGATATTGAGAATTATGGCTATGGAATGTCAGAAATTGAAATGGCTTTGCATATTCTTGCTTCTAAAATTTATGCAGAAGAGTATAACAAATATTATTTTTTACAGGGTGGAAGTAAAGGAATATTGTTTCTAAAGAAGACAGTTTTATCCCGAACGCAGATGTCAGGTTTTCAAGAAGAATGGCAGGCAACTGCTGCAGGATATCCTGGAGCTCATAGAATCCCAGTTTTATCTAGCCCGTTTATAGATGATGTAAGATATATCAGTTTAGACAGGACTAATAAGGAAATGGAATTTTCAAGATGGATTGATTATTGCGTTAACGTGCTGTGTGCGGTATTCTGCATTTCCCCTCAGGAAATAAATTTCCCTCCCAGAGGATTATCCGGTGCTGGAGGTATTTTACAATCTGAGGGTATGTATGCTCAGGTTATTAAACACTCTCGAGATAAAGGCTTACGTCCTTTGCTACAATTTATAGAGCATTTAATTAACACTTATTTGATATTCCCTCTTACAGGAGAAAGTTATGCATTTGTTTTTAAGGGTTTAGATGAGCTTTCTCCCAAAGAAAAAATTGAGCAGCTATATAGAGAATGCACAACCTGGAAAACTGTAAATGAAGTGCGTAAAGAACAGGGATTAAAACCTTTACCTATGGGAAATTATATTGCAAGTCCTATATTTGTGCAGATTGCATCTATGACTGGGACTATGGACAAAACTTTAGAACCCGAATTACAAGCAGAGAAAGAAGCTGAAGAAACCAAAGAAACACCCGCAGCGGCTCCTGCAACTGAGGAAGCTGAAGAAGAAAAATCTGAGTCTGAAACAACTCCTGAAAGAGAATTTGCTGATTGGTTTGTTAACCGTTTAATGGAAGCGGAAATTCCTGAAGAAGAGGAGGAAGATTAAAAATGCCATTATTTTTAGATACACCAACTGTTAAATTATCAGATTTAACTCCAGAGTTCCTTAAAAAACATTATTTCCATGGAATTAACCTTACAGACCAGCAAGGAAAACCTATTCCTGATGAAACTTTCAAATATTATCTAAAAGTTGCTATTTCGCAAACAGAGCATGAGTTAGACATTGATATTATACCTCAAATTTATTCCGGAGAAAGACATCCTTATTTTCGTAATGATTTTTATCGTTTTGGTGCCATAAAATTAAATAAACGGCCTATAAAATCTGTTAATAAAGTTCAAATGATGATTACAGAGTATAAAATTTTTGAAATCCCTCCTGACTGGTTACAGATAGATAATGTGCGGGGGACCATTTGGGTTATTCCTGCTATGCTGCGTTCTGTGCCTATGACTACTGAAGGGTTCTTAATCTCTCCCTGGATTCTGGGAAATTTATGGGCGCCGCAAATGTGGGTTGTTGATTATTCTACAGGATATACTGCAGATGACTTAATTCCTGCAGATCTGGCAGATGTTATTTGCATGAGAGCAGCTATTCAGATTTTTAATGAGTTGGGTGATATAGTTATAGGTGCAGGTATTGCTAATTTTAGTTTGGGCTTAGATGGATACTCTCAAAGCATCGGCACTACAGCGTCAGCAATGTATGCAGCTTATTCCGCACGTATAGAAATGTATAAAAAGAATATTCAGGAACTCCTACCAAAATTATACTCATACTATAGAGGAATAGAATTGTATACTTTATAAAAAATGAATAGCTTAATTTTAAGCATTATTAACTCTGTGTTAATGATTGTGCTTTATATTTTAGTTTATTTGGTTAACCGTAAAAATTCTGAGCGAGATAAATATGATGCTTTAATACAAAAACAATTAGACGAGGTAGAAAATGAAATACGCGAAATACAAAAAGAACTCCGAGAATTCCTTTTCACTCTCGGGAGACTGTCTGGTTCAATCGATAAAGAATCTTCACGCTGATATCCGTGTGTTAATCTCTCTTGCTCGCAAGATGCTTCAGCAAATGGAAGTATCTAAAAATTCCTCCTCAGAGTGATATTTATTTTAAAAGAAGTATTGTGTTAGAAAAAGGGGGAAAAATAAAAAATGTATGGCAAAAAAGACATAAGTAAATTGGTGCCTATGAAAGTTGTGGACAAATTGGGACGAATAATGACAGTGTATGTTCGTCCGGAAGAGTTTGAAAGACAAAAGTATTCAAAAAAATTTAAAACAAAGGAAATGAATATGCAAACTAAATCAGATGAATTCAAAGTATCAATGCCTTTAGTTTACGAAATAAAAAAGGTTAAATTTGAATTAGATAACCCTGCAGAAGAAACAGGCTACATTCAAATTTGGGATGATCTTTCAGGGAGATATCTTTGGACAGGCATAATTTACGCAGGTGAAAAGAAAGCGACAGGTATTTTAAATGAAGTTTCTAAAGAGGCAACGTTAGTAAAACCTACTGAAAAAGCAAGAAACCTGATTGTAAAGACTTCCCCGCATTTAATTGGTGGTAAACTTTCTATAAAATATGCTTTTAAAGAATGAGAAGATAAATGAGTATTAAAATTCCAGAGAACTTTATTGCTCCTTTAGATAGGTTTATTTTAGAAAAATCTGAAGATTCGAAAAACTGGTATATCTCCGGGTATGCTTCAGTTCCCACAATAGATTCAGAAAATGAAAAAATTCTTACTGAGGGCATAGATTTTACAGATTTTATAGAACACGGGTATTTTAATTGGGATCATTCTCATAAGCCTGAAGATATTATTGCTTTACCTATAGCAAAAGGATGTAAAATTGATAAATCAGGATTTTTTGTGACGGGCAAATTACTGAACACTCCCTCTGCCCAAAGAGTTATAGAGTTATGGGAAGCTTTAAAAGCTGAGGGTAGGAATCTTTTAGGAATGTCTGTAGAAGGTAGAGTTTTAAAAAGGAATGAATTAAATCCAAATATTATCGAAAAAGCAGAGATAAAATGGGTTGCTATAACCCCTCGTGCTGTAAATAGAGACACAGTAAAAAGCTTTCAAATCTTTGCTAAAAGTTTAATTCCCGAACTTGCGGATGAGAATAAAGAACCTTTAATAACCCAAGATTTAGAAAGAGATTTGAAAGTGCAGACCTACTCAGTGAAATACAAAAAATCTCCAGATATAGAAACTGAGATTTTAGTGCCTGATTTATTTACTTGGGCAGTTGTAGAGTTAATGTTAAATAACGGTCTAAATAGAAAAGAAGCTGAGATAATTGCTAGAAAATTTGAGAGTATTGTGAAACCTTTAGAAATTAAATCAGATAAAGAAGATAAAAAATAAAGGGGATAAAAAATAAATGCCTGGGAAAAAAGATATATCAAAGTTAATTCCTATAAAAATCGTAGATAAACTGGGTAGAGTTATGACCGTGTATGTTCATCCTCGGGAATATCCCAAAACTGAATATCCCCACGTTAAAAAGCTTTCTACGAAAATTAAAGACACAGAACAGTTAGTTTTATGGGGAGCCAAGAAGTGGTATTTTGATGATGCAGATTTTGAGCTTGATAAACCTGCTCCGCTAGATGGAACTGTTAGAATTGTTGACAACGCATCTAAGCAACTCATCTGGGAAGGAAAAGTTCGTAGCGGAGAGAAAAAAATTTCATCTACAATCACTACCATGAGAGAAATTCATTCTCCTACAGGTGTTCTTGTAAGAGTTTCCCCTCATTTAAAAGGCGGAACATTCAAAATGATTTATAGACTTAAAAAGGAGGCATAAGAAAAAATGGATTTAAAAGTTTTATTTAAAGCAGAGAATGGAAGAGAGATAGAAATTGTAACACGAGACCCATTCGTTTGGGCTGTTCTGGAGCTGATGTTAAATAACGGTTTCTCTAAAAAAGAGGCTGAAATAATTGCCCAAAAGTTTGAAAGCATTATCACTCCTTTGCTTGAAAATATAGAATCTAAATCTAAATCTGAATCTAAATAATCTAAATAAAAATGGCAGTAAACTTTAAGAAAGTAGATTGCAATATCAATCCCCATTATTTACCCAGAGTAGAAGTTTACAGTGCTTCAGCATCCCTTACTGCAGGGAGTAATTCTTTAGGCACATTTGATACTGCAGGTGCTGATGGACTGTTAATTCAAATCTCCCCCTCTGTTTCAGGGAATTACACAGTGCAATTTTATAATGTTGTTAATGACTTAATCGATTCATCTCCTTTTGCTTCTAATACTTTCTCTTCAGTTGCTTCTGGGGTTACAGTAAGTTATTATTTGAATACAATTCAAGCCCCTCAAACTAAAATTATTTTATCTGGAAGCGTTGCTGCGGAAGTAAAAATTAACATAGCAATTATCAAAAAGACTTACAGGGTGTAATGCAAAATTATTACTTATACACACCCAAAACAGATCAAGATTATACAGTGTGGAAAATGTGTTCTGATAAAGAGTTGCGTAAAATTATAGGCGCTTTCAGATATTTATGTGTTTTTCTTGCTTTGCGTATATTTAAATTCTATGCTATAACTTTAAAACCGTATATCATATCTACAGGATTGCTTTCTAAAAGTTTATTTATGCACGAATTTACACATATCAAACAGCAATCTAAAGAAGGATCTTTTAAGTTCTATATGAAATACACAGGATATTTTCTGTTTAATTTTTTCTTGAATCCTAAAACTTTTTTGAAATTTTACGACGCATATTATGCAATTCCTTATGAAAAAGAAGCTTATGCTGTCCAAAAAAATGAATATTTATACTCTTAAAAAAATCCCTGTTAACTTTTTGTAATTTTCTCTTGACGCGTGAGATATTTTTTTAAAAAGATGTTTAAAAATATGGAGGATAAATAAACAATGGCAGAGAAAGAAAACGTATTAGAACAGTTAAAGAGCAAAATAGAAAAAATGCTCAAAACGCTAGAAAATGAATCTGTAGAAGCAAAAGAAGAAGAGGAAGAACTCGAAGAGGAAGAGGAAAAAGCTTGCAAGAAAGCTGAATTTTCTGAAGTTGATCTGGAAAAAGCTATAGAGCTTTGCGAAAAGGCTGGTTACGTTGTCGGAATTCCTGTAGAAGAGCTTGAAGAAACAGAAAAATCTGAAAGAGAAAAGGAAATTGAAAAAGCTATAAATTTACTGGAATCAGAAGGGTATGTAGTAGGGATTCCTGCAGAAGAGATTGAACAGAAATCTGATTCTGAAACAATAGAGTTAATTAAATCCTTAAAGAAAGAGCTGCATGATATCAGAAAAACTCTGGATGACTTAAAATCCAGACAGGGCGTTGTTAGAAAATCTGTAGAGGCTGGAGAAAAGGACAGCATACTTTCTAGAAAAGAAATTGCGGAGAAACTATTCGAAAAGGCTCAAAAGGGAGAAATTCCACCCGAAGCTGTAGTACTTTACGAATCTACAGGAATTTTACCTGAGACAATTAAAACTAAATTAAGTTAAGAAAAGGAGGGAAAAGTAAAAATGGCAGATAAAGAGATGAAAGAGTTATTAAGCAAAGGATTCCAGGGATTTGGAATAGGAAGCTGGGAAGACGTTGATTATATTAACAAAGCTCTAAATCCCTCATGGACTTATGATGTAACTTCCGCTGCGGCTACTGCGGGAGATGCTTTAAGGGTTCAGAGCTTAGAATATACTCTTAAAATTGTGACTTATCAAACAAAACACTTTACGGTATGGAAGGAATTACCAAAACTTCCAGCTTTCAGCACCATTGAAGAGTATACCCGTTTAGAGAAAGTTGGTGGCAGACCGGGTGCGGCATTTTTTACAGGCGGAGCTGAATTACCTCCGGCTGAAGACTCTCAATACTCCAGACAGTATGCAATTGTGAAGTTCCTGGGGACAACCAGGGCTATCACTCTTGCTATGGCGAGGACAAGAACGATTCTGGGCGATCTTGCTGGGTTAATTGCTCAGGAGAATATCAACGCTACAAACTGGATTTTAAGGAACGTAGAATGGGGTCTTTTCCATGGATATTCTAAAGGTAGGAATAATACAGAGTTTATACATTTTGACGGATTCCCTTATTTAATTGACCCTGCAAACGTAATTAACGCAAGGGATTATAATTCAGATGGAACTCTTACAGAGGCTATGCTGAATGATGCAGCTCAGGTTGTTCTTGACAATTTTGGAGTGCCTACACATATAATTCTTTCATATAAAAACCAGGCTGATTTGATGAAACTGTTTGCTGACAGGCAGAGGGTATTCCTTCCTACTCAGGGTGGAGGGTATACCGCTGGAGTATTATTAACAGAGTATGTTCTTCAGAGCGGAGTTGTTAAACTTCTTCCCAACCTGTTCTGTGATAAAACTGAGCAACCTGTTAGCACTGTTTCTGAAGAAGCCAATGTGACTGCAGAGCCAATTTCAGGCGGAGTTCTTTCTGAAGGAAATTATGTAGTAGGTGTAGAATTTGTAGATTTTAATGGTGCAATTATTAACGAAAAAGTATACAAATCTTCAGCAGTATCTTTAAGCGGAGCAAATAGAGCTATTAAAGTAACTGTGAGTAACATTCCTTCAACTGCTCATCAAATCTGGGTGTATATGACTGAACCTAACGGCTCTACTCTGTATCAGGTTAAGAAAATAGCTGCGCCTGCTGCTTCTTCTGGAGATTTCGTTCTTGACGGAACTCCAGCTACTCAAGTTCTTCCTAACACTTATTCAATTTACGTCGGAGAATTAACTCAAGATGTTATTGCTTTCAAACAGCTTGCTCCTCTAGTGAAAATGGACTTGGCTGTTATCGGTCCTGCTTATAGATGGATGGTGCTCCTTTACGGAACTCCAGTTATATACGCACCCAAGAAGTGGTGCAGAATTATTAACGTTAAGTAAACTTTTTTAAAATACTCAACTCTTTATACAGGGGCGCCTTTTACGGCGCCTTTTTTATTTTTTAAGGATTAAAAATTAAGAGTTTCTTTATAATACTCATACATTGCTTTAATTTCATCTTTTGAAAAATTCTCGCAAATTAAAGCGCTGGCGCATTTCATATTTTCCACCGTTATCGGGATGTTTAACTCTTTTAAAACCTCATAACAA